TCCGGGTGGATGAACGGGGTATGTAGCCCTAAACCCGGACACATAGAGGTCATAGCGGAAACGCTTGGCGTATCTGTGGACGAGCTGACAGCTGAGAGGGCTGTTGAAGATCTCAATGGGGGTGAAGAAGAACAGAAAGTACCCAGAAGGAACACGCTGACGCCGCGGGAGGCCGCAGCGCTGTTACATAAGACTGAAGAATTTATCAGGCAGGGCCTGCAGGAGGGGCGCCCGGGGTTTGAGTATGGGGCGGCTGTTAAGACTTCGACGAAATGGTCATTTTGCATCTATGCTTATAAGTTTTCAGAGATAACTGGAATACCAATGGCTGATATTTAGGAGGAAAGAAGCATGAAACAATACACCAGAGAATTTATAACCCGCTGCATAGAAGCCCACAAGGCCGCGTTTGAAGAATGGCCCTATGGGGAGATGCAGAAGGCATGGGTGGATGAAAACGGTGACCTGTGCATCCGGTATACAAAAAGTGAGCAGTACTGGCACTACAAAGAAGACGCCAGCAGGCACATTATATGGTGGTAGGAAAGACGTACTGAGGTGAACCATGGAAATCATATTTTCAAAAAATAAGTGGCGGTATACCGCCTATCTGAATGCGCTTTTGGAACTCCCGTATAGAAGAAGGATGTGTATTCCAGGGGCAATGGATTTAGGCTGGGAGCGCTTTAAATGGGTGCCGCTTCCCGGCGGCGTAAAAATGGCGGTGAGAAAAGAGAGAAAAAACGCCCTGACCGCTGGGGAGCAAAGTCAGGGCACATATGCAAATATTCAACCCTATTATAGGGCAGATACCGGAAATTGTCAAAATATATTTTCAGGAGGATGATAATGAGCATAAAAATCAACAGGCTGGAAGCAGAAAACATAAAGCGGGTCAAGGCGGTGATGATAGAGCCCACAGCCGACGGTTTGACCGTGATCGGCGGCAACAACCGCCAGGGCAAGAGCTCAGTGCTGGATGCCATCACATGGGCGCTGGGCGGGAACAAATACCGCCCTTCTGAGGCAAAGCGGCAGGGCTCTGCAATACCGCCGAATATCAAACTGACTTTAAGCAATGGGTTCGTTGTTGAACGAAAGGGAAAAAACAGCAGCCTGAAAGTAACAGACCCCGCAGGGAAGAAATCCGGACAGCAGGTCCTGGATGAATTTGTGGAACAGCTGGCGCTGGACCTGCCAAAATTTATGGAAGCCAGTGACAAGGAAAAGGCAGAGATTCTTCTGCAGATTCTGGGAATCGGGAATGAGCTGGCCGCGCTTGATAAACAGGAAACAGAACTGTGCAATGAGCGCCTGGCCATCGGCCGCATCGCTGACCAGAAAGCCAAATACGCGAAAGAACAGCCGTACTATGAGGATGCGCCGGAAGAACTGGTGTCAGTATCAGAGCTGATAAAACAGCAGCAGGAAATCCTGGCCAGGAACGGGGAGAACCAGAAGAAGCGGGACCATCTGGCACAGCTGCAGAACAGGTGCGGTGCATTGGAAGATGCTGCGGCAAAGCTGGCAGAAGAACTGGCCGTAAAGCGACAGGAGCTGGACAGTGTGCTTGCGGATGTGGACACAGCCAGAAAGTCAGTCAAAGATTTACAGGACGAATCAACAGAAGAATTAGAAAAGAATATAGAAGATATCGAAGAAATCAACCGCAGAGTCCGGGCGAACCTGGACAAAGAAAAGGCAGAGGAAGAAGCGAAAGAATACAAAGACCAGTACCAGGCCCTGGACCAGAAGATTGAAGCCGTCCGGAAAAGCAGGACAGGCCTGCTGAAAGACGCGGACCTTCCCCTGGAAGGATTATCTGTGGAAGAGGGAAAGCTGGCTTATAAAGGCCAGAAGTGGGACAACATGGCCGGATCAGAACAGCTGATTGTGGCCACAGCCATTGTGCGGAAACTGAATCCCCAGTGCGGCTTTGTCCTGCTGGACAAGCTGGAACAGATGGACCTCAACACCCTGGACGAATTCGGCCGCTGGCTGGAAGCAGAGGGACTGCAGGCCATTGCCACCCGTGTCAGCACAGGAGAAGAATGCAGCATCATTATAGAAGACGGGTATGTGGCCGGACAGGAAGACGGCCAGCCGGAACCAGAGCCGGAGCCTAAAAAAGAGACGTTTGTGCCTAAAAAATGGGAAGAAGGTGGATTTTGATGAAGATTATCAGGGGAAAACAGCCGGGGGCCAAGAAAGTAGTCGTGTATGGCCCTGAGGGAATCGGCAAGTCAACGTTTGCCAGTATGTTCCCAGACCCGGTGTTTATTGATACAGAAGGCAGCACCAAAGATATGGACGTGGCCAGAACGGAGACACCCACATCCTGGACCATGCTGATGCAGCAGATTCAATACATTAAGACATATCCAGATACCTGCCGCACGCTGGTAGTAGATACCCTGGACTGGGCAGAGCAGATGTGCGTGGAGCATGTCTGTGCCCAGTACGGCAAAAAGGGGATTGAAGATTTTGGATATGGAAACGGCTACACATACACAAGAGAAGAATTCGGGAGGTTTTTAAACCGGCTGTCCGAGGTGATTGACGCGGGGGTGCATGTGGTATTGACTGCCCATGCGCAGATAAAAAGGTTTGACCAGCCGGACGAAATGGGCTCCTATGACCGGTGGGAATTAAAACTGGGCAAGAAAACCACATCCCAGACCTCCCCGCTGGTGAAAGAATGGGCAGATATGCTGCTGTTTGCAAACTACAAAACACATTCCGTGGCCGTGGATGATAAAGGGCAGAAACGGAAGGCCCAGGGCGGGCGCAGGGTGATGTACACGTCCCACCACCCATGCTGGGACGCGAAAAACCGTTACGGCCTGCCGGAAGAAATGGATTTTGATTATGCCGGGATTGCCCATATTATTGAAGCTGGGGCGGAGCAGAAACAGGCCCAGACGGAGCGGACCAGCGCAAAGCCGGAGCAAAGCCAGCCGGAACCGGAACGAAAACAGCCAGAGCCGGAGCAGAAACAAACTGAAACGGAGCAGAAAACACCTGCAGAAAAGCAGGCTTCTGAAGACAATAAGAACAGTGCCCTGTACATAGATGAAAGGGTGCCCAAAAAACTGCGTGACCTAATGATAGCCAATACGGTGTTCGAGGAAGAAATACAGGCGATATGTGAATCGAAAGGTTTTGTCACAACAGGGTCGCGCATATGGGAATACGATAAACAGAATCCAGGGATTGTGGACGGCCTGCTGGTAGCAGACTGGGACAATCTGTATAAAAGAATCAAAGAGATGCGTGAAAAACAGGAACTTCCATTTAATTAGGCAAAGGAGAGAAAGATGGCAGATTATACAGAAATGGACTGGGATACCCCGATAAAAAACGAATCCGGATTTATACTGCTTCCAGAAGGCGATTATGACTTTGTAATTGACCACCTTGACAGGGCAAGATTCAAAGGAAGTGAAAAAATTAAGCCCTGCAATATGGCGGATGTTTATTTTAACATTACTGCTCCAGACGGTAAGGAAACGCAGATCAAAGAAAGTTACATTCTTGACCGCAGGCTGATGTGGAAAATGGCTGAATTATTCAAGGGCGTGGGCCTTATGCGGGAAGATGAAGAGGAAATACCAGCCAAATGGAACCAGCTGCCCGGGCTTGCAGGGCGTGCCCACGTAATCCAGGTTCCCGGCTCAAAGGACCCGTCAAAAATGTTTAACCAGATTAAAGAGCTGTATCCGAAAAAGCTCAACAGTTTCACAGCAGGAGCATTTTCATGATGGAATTAAGACCCTACCAGGAAGAAGCGAAACAGGCGGTTTTCCACGAATGGGAAACCGGCAGGAGGAAAACCCTGCTGGTGCTTCCCACAGGCTGTGGAAAAACGGTTGTATTTGCAAAAATCGCAGAAGAATGTGTGAAAAACGGGGACAGGGTACTGGTGCTGGCACACCGGGGGGAGCTGCTTTCCCAGGCGGCTGATAAGATCGCCAAAGTAGCCCATCTGGGGTGCGCCCTGGAAAAGGCCGGGGAGTCCTGCCAGGGAAGCTGGTTCCGCATCGTGGCCGGGTCCGTGCAGACCCTGATGAGGGACAAAAGGCTGGCCCAGTTCCCGGGAGATTATTTCGGGACCATCATCGTGGACGAGGCGCACCACTGCATCTCAAACAGTTACCAGAAGGTACTGCAGCATTTTGACGAAGCAAAAGTATTAGGCGTGACAGCCACCCCGGACCGGGGCGATATGCGGGATATGGGGGAATACTTTGAATCCCTGGCCTACGAATATACCCTGCCGAAAGCAATCAAAAGCGGGTACCTGTGCCCGATCAAAGCGGTCACAATCCCGTTAAAGGTGGATTTAGCGGGAGTAAGCATCCAGTCGGGGGATTTTAAGACAAGCGACCTGGGGAGTACCTTGGACCCCTATCTGGAGGACATTGCCAGGGAAATGAAAGAGTACTGCCAGTACAGGAAGACTGTGGTATTCCTGCCT